AGCCGCCGAACGATCGTAATTGTTTTTGTTTTGACTCTCTTGTTTGCCGGGGAAAGCGAATGAGTTTCTGTGTATTTGATATTGAGACAGGGCCGCAACCGATTGAAACGTTGCGAGCGAACGCTAAGCCGTTCAAGGCGGCTCCGCACCCTGGAGACTTTGACCCATCCAAGGTGAAGTTCGGTCAAACGAAAGATCCAGAGAAGCGACAGGCAAAGATTGCCGAGGCTCTTGAAAAGCATGCCACAGCGGTCGAGGCCTACGCGGAACAGTGCATCGCGGACGAGAACGCCTATTGGGCCTCCCTCCTGGAAGGTGCGGCCCTGTCCGCTCTGACTGGCCAGGTCCTAGCGATCGGCTACAAGTCGAAACAGAGGCTTCGTATGGATGTTCAGTCGAAGCTGATCGACGAACGCAAGATCATCACCGAGTTCTGGAAGGTCTATTCCACCTACTCACACGCTGGCAACCGCATGATCGGTTTCAACATCGAGGACTTCGACATTCCTTTCTTGGTTCAGCGGTCGATTCTGATCGACGTGATGGTTCCAGTCACTCTGTTCAAGCAGTACCGCTACCTGGATGGCACTTTCATCGACCTACGCAAAATCTGGTGTGCAGGCCAGTGGCGTGGAGTCGGTTCGCTCGACGCAATTTGCCGAGCTGCCGGGATCGGAGCGAAGCCGGAAGGGATTGATGGAGGCCAGTTTTACGAACTGCTTGCCAAGCCAGAGACTCGCCAGCAAGCGATCGATTATCTGGAGAACGATTTGAATATGACGTTTGCTCTTGCCGAGCGAATGACTCTGTAGGACGCGGTGGGGGCTTGCGTGGTGCAAAGTTGGTCTGGGTCGAGGGAGAGCGACTCATAAAAACAAGACCGACATGGATGCTTAATTCGGGTTCGAATCCCGGCCCTACCATTGGTTTTTGTTTTTGATTACGAACAGGAAGGATCGGCAGAAAATGGGCAGTTACGAACGGCTTGGAGACAACTTCCAAGCGATACAGAAACTCGGAGACGCGATCACGCTATCGCAGATGTTCGGTTGCACGAACAAGGAACAGGGGCTAGTCATTGCGACCGAGCTTTACATTACAGGTCAATCCCCGATCGAGTACCAGCGCCGGAACAAGATCGTCAGCGGGAAACCTTTCAAACAATATGACACCATGTTGGCCGAGTTCCACGAACGCGGTGGGAAGTCTCGGATCTTGTCAAAGACTCCGGAACTGGCGTCGATCGAGCTTATTTATAATGATGACAAGCAAACGTTTTCCCTTTCCTGGGAGGATGCCAAGAACGAAGTGTTCCCGTACTCGGGCAAAGAAGCCGAGATCGTTGATCTGATCAGCAAAGGCACAGCGCCGAAGCTCAAGCCAAAGTACGCAACCGCACGATCCCGAGCGATCATGTTATTCGCTCGAGTTGTTTCCGATGCTATCCGTTCGATGTGTCCCGAGGTTAATTTCGGAGTCTACACAGCCGAGGAAATGGACGCGACCGACGACAGCGATTCCAGGGATGAGAGCCCTTCCCCTGGCAGGTCCGCTCCGGTCCCGCCACCAGCCAAGAAGGAAGAAGTCAGTTCCAAACTGATGGCCAGCGAAGAAGGGGAAACGGAAGCTCCGATCGACAGTCCATTGAGCACAGCCCTTTATGAAACGCTCGTCACCGAGATCGACATTGCGGCTCGGAACGATCCGGACTTCAAGAAGAAGCTGAAGACCCGCTTGGTTGCTTGCGGACTGAAGGGTTTGAAGGATTTGACCAACCAGGAGGGTGAAGCCTTGCTTGAGAACCTGACGAAGCGAAACGTTTCTGCGGTTTTCGACGCTTCGTTCAAGGGGTTCAAGCCGGTAAACCCTACCTAGCGCCTGCGGATTGGTGGCTCACAGAATCTTTGTTGATTCGCAGGCTGGTGGAACAGCATGGTTCCGAACGTGTTTGGAACGCAGCTCTTGATGTAATGGGATACCCGATCACATGGTGTGCATCGAGTGCCGAGATTTCTAAAGTTTCTAGGTTTTTGTCAGAATAGGATTTGTAATTATGGGTTTCGTACTTGATACACCAGAGACCTTTGGCCAGGAGTCGATCTACCTGAAGACGCCAGGCAAGTATCACCTTTTCGTTTCGGATGTGTTCGAGGGTTCGCTTCCAACCAAACAAGATGGAACGCCGGGGAAAACCATCTCTGGATTCAGCGTGGTGTTGTCCGTCTTGCATGGTCCCGAGAAGGACAAGATTTGCAATCTGGCTTTCCGCAACGGGGATTACTCCCACAAGGATCAAGGCGCATCGGCAAGACGCAAGCAAGCGGCCTTTCTTTTCGCTTGCGATCTGATCCAGCCAGCAAGTCTCGGTAAGCAGGTGGAGGTTGACTTGCATGCTGCCACCGGATCGCAGGTGGTTGCTGAACTGGATGTCGAGGAATACACGGACGACCAAGGACGGGTTCAGCAATCGATCCAGTTAAGCTGGGCGAACATCTATCACGTCGACGACCCGCGATGTGCCAAGGTGGAAAAGGACCAGAAGTCGATCGAATCGATTCCGAAAGAGAATCGACACGACGCGAAGCATTTCGAAGCGATTGTTTCGAAGGGTAAGAAGGCAGTAGCTAAGCCACGGATCACGAATTCGGACTTAGAAGACTTGGATTTTTAGTGGAACGCGGCTCGTTGTCGCAAAGTGCCTGGCGGGTGGTTTTCTGCCGATCGCTCGCCAGGCTTTTTTGGGTTTTGCTCTCCAGCAAGAAAACAAGAGTTTGAAATATGGCAAAGTTGAATTGCGATAAATGTTGGGATATGCGTTGGGATTGTCGTCCTGGGTGTGGCGTTATAGCGGAGCGCATCAACTGGATCGCGACGATCAACGACCTGCCCGACGAAGGCGTAACGGTCTTACTGTTCACAGAAGGTGAAGGGGAACCTGTCTGGCCTGGGTACTTCGATGAAGCCACGGCTCACGGCTACCTATGGCGCACTGCCGATGGTTCAGAGATCGAAGGCGTCACCCACTGGGCCGAAATGCCTGCGGGACCAGGCCGGAAGTAACCATGAACAAAACAATCGAACTAATTGGACGATACGAGGGCGAACGCTTTCGATTCGACAACCCGTCAGGGTCGGTTGTTGTCGGTTCGATCCGGCTTGTCAACGGCTCCAAGGAACTTGCTTCCCAGCATGGCGCCGACGTGTCTGATCATACGATATCGATCAAGGGCGAGGCCGAACGCGACGACCTGATCGAACGCGGAACGTATCGGTTCCTCGGTACGTTCAGCAACTACCAAAACAAACGAACCGGCAAGAACGAAAAGCAATTCCACTTCCGAACATTTGTGGAGCATGTACCGCACGAACCTGAAGGGGTTGCTCAGTATCTCGCAAACGCCGGACGCGGTAACGGGATAGGGCCAGCAAAGGCCAGACGGCTCGTTGATTCGCTTGGCGTTGATGAAGTCCTGGACGTGTGCAGGAACCAGCCAGGGGAAATAGCACGAATCACCGGCATTGAACTGGAAGCTGCGGAGGCTTTTTCGAACCTGCTCAAAGATCGACAGAGTACCGAGAACGCAACGCTGGAGCTTGACACCCTCCTGGCAGGTCGAGGCTTCCCCCGATCGCTAGTCCGTCGAGTGATTCGGGAATGGGGCAATTCGGCGGCCCAAGTCATTATCGAAGATCCGTACAAGCTGATCCAGTTTCATGGCGTTGGATTCCGGCTTGCGGACAAGCTGTACATGGAGCTGGGCAAAGACCCTGCATCGATCGATCGGCAAGCGTTGTCGCTATGGTCGTCTATCAACGGAGACATGAACGGCCATTCATGGCACCTGGCGACAGACCTGATCGACCGGCTGGGCGGGATGATCGGTGAACACGTCGACCCGATCGCGGCCATCAAACGGGGTCTAGAATTCGCGACAATCGATCCAGGCCACTACGGCGCGATAGCCACGATCCGATCCGACGCGAACGGAAACAAGCTTGTCGATTCGGTTCCAACCGAGACGGCAACCGGCAAGACGTTGCTTTGGATCGCGGACGGCAAGACCGCGGACCAGGAATCGCAATTGGCGAAACGGATCATTGAAGCGAACGAACCAGGCCGCGAACAGTTGATTCGGTACTTCGATCAACAGCAGCAAGTTTGCGAGATCGATTCGAAGATGCTGCGTTGTGCGCGGTGCAATCGAGCGTTGACTTCGGATGTGGTTCATGTGGTTGACGGTCTTCCGTATGGGCCGACTTGCTTTGAAAGGATGCTTTAAATGGAAACTCCAACAAACACCAGTAAAATCAAATCGCAGTTGATGGTTGATTGTGCTTTGCATGTAATGTGCATGAATGATGATTTGCCTTTCGAGCGAACTAGCAAGATGAATCTTCCTTCCGATGTTGCTGATGTTCTCGAAGATTGCAAGCTCTCAATTGTCAGGCATCGTGCTAGCGACTTTGCAGACATTGAAAAGCATGAATGGCTACTTGTCCTGAATGCATTGCGGCACTTTGTTTTACTGCCAAAGAAATCCACATAAAAAATGATCGAAACCATCACACGAACCGAGTGGTTTGACCGCAACCCTGCTATCAAATCCTACGTCGAATCGACCGAACTGCACCAAACAGGTTGGTACACGGCTCCTGCGTTCTCGCTCTGGCCAGACCCGCAGGATGTGCCCGAGCTGTCCAACCACCAACGCGACCGACTGGCCGAAGCACTCACGGCCAAGGTCTCTATCCTGGGTGGTTCCCCCGGCACCGGGAAGACCTACACGGTTGCCAAGTTGATCAAGCACATGATCCGAGTCGGTATCGTATCGGTGGAAGAGATCGGGATCGGGGCTCCTACTGGTAAAGCTGCGGTTCGGTTGACGGAGATGCTGAACGCTTCCGGAATACCAACTCGGGCCCGAACTTGGCATTCGTTGCTGGGGATCAAGTCCAGTACCGAAACGGGCGGGTTCGGGTTCGCTCACGACGATACGAACAAGCTTCCCTATCGATTGCTGATCGGTGACGAATGCTCCATGTTGGATCTGTCCATGATGCTCTCGATCTTCAAGGCTGCGGAAAAGGGGTGTCACATTCTTCTGGTAGGTGACACGAACCAACTTCCACCAGTTGGGAACGGCGCACCGATGCGGGACATGATCGCGGCGGGGCTGCCGTTTGCCGAGCTGCGGGAGATCAAACGGAACTCGGGCGGGATCGTCGAAGCGTGTGCCGCGATCCGTGATTCCGATCCGTGGATGCAGTTTACGCGGATGGCCGGAACGAACCTCCACCTGCACAATCTGCAAACGCCAGCCAAGAAGATTGAACGTATGATCGATCTGATTCGCAAGACGGAACAGCAAGGCGCGGACCCGATCTGGGATTGCCAGGTATTGGTTGCCGTCAACGAATCCTCCCCGTTGTCACGCAAGAAGATCAACGAAGTCCTGCAAGACGAACTGAACCCAGGCCAACGGTCGACGCGGACCATTTTCCGAGTCGGTGACAAAGCGGTCTGCCTGAAGAATGGAATCTACAAATCGCACCTGGCACAAACCGAAACGTACGTTGCGAACGGCGAATTGGCTCAGGTTCTCGCGATCGATGAAACCACGGTGGTGATGCAGTTAGATTCACCAGCCAGGGAGGTAGCTGTCTCGATCCGTAAGTCGGACGAAGGCGCGTCACCGATTGCGAACTGGGATCTGGCCTACGCTCTTTCGGTCCACAAATCGCAGGGTTCTGAATTCCCAAACGTTATTGTGATGCTGGACGAATACCCAGGGGCTCGGATGATCTGTGACAGGGCCTGGATCTATACCGCGATCAGTCGAGCCCGAGACACTTGCCACCTGGTAGGTCAACCCGAACTGGCCGAACGGTTCTGCCTGGTCTCGAAGCTCCTTGAACGCAAGACGTTCCTTTCCGAACTGATTCGCAGGGAAGGGAGGTCGGCTCAGTAATGTCTCGATTCGAACGGATACGCGAAACGCTTGGGATCAGCAAGCTGAACGACTGGGGGGATGTCACTCCGGAATCGGTCCTTGCGATCGATGATGTCGGGCCGCAAACGCTGAACCTGTTGCGGTTGCATCTGGCAGCGAAGGGGCTCACCTTGCGCGGGGATCAGACGACGACTTATTGGCAATCGCACCTGGCCGAATCCCGAGTCGGAACGGTACAGCTCAGCGACGAAGATCGATCCATCGTTTGCCCGTTTACGATCTTGATTGACGAACAGGAAAAGATACCGTTTGACTTCATCGGGATAACGTCCGATGCGGAAGACGGAAAGAGACCGTTGATTGTGGAAAAGCAATACGGAACCATCGGGCCGACTCGGGGGGACTATACCATTGTTGGAATCCAACCAGGGGAATGTCACGTCGAACGAAAGTCACTGGACGACGCAATGTCCACCATCCTTGGCTGGGGTGAACGCCGCGAACGGTTCGAGCGAACTCTATCGTTCCTTTCCAGTTGCCGGTCGTCTGCGGTGGTGGTCGAATGCAGCTTCGGAGAACTGATTGGTTCAGCCGAATCTCGGGGGAAGAAAACGAAGCAAGAGAATCAAAAGATTCTTCATCGTCAGGTATTGGCCTGGCAAACGGACTATACAGTACCGTGGATATTCTGCGACGTTCGCAGGCTAGCGGAACTGACAACCTTCCAGATCCTGCGCAGGTACTGGAAAAAGCACAGCAAAGGAAAAACATGATGTTGTTTGAAGGATCGGAAGAGTTTATTGAAGCCGTCGAAACGCCGGACATTCCTGAAGCACAGTACACCGCAACCGAATCGAGTTTCGAGCCTGTTTCGGTGGTCGCTCAAGTGGACACGCTTCCTGAGTCAGTTTCGGAATCGGTAACGAATGTTGCTACATCGGTCGACGCTGATCCTGATTTGCAATTGCAGCATGAACAGCAGATCGAAGCCGCCGAAAAGGATCTGGCCGAATGTGCTGTTCGTCGCGCAGACCTGGAAGCCACGCTAAAGCTAAGCAAGGCCGAATACAAAGAAGCTTTGGATTACCTGGTGGCTCTGAAGAAACGCGGCCCGCAATCGCAAGTTGCCGCCAGCAGCTCGGGGGCTGAAGCTCCAACGGACAATTCATGGAGAACGATTTCGACCGAACGAGTGCTTGAAGGGATCGAGAATCTTGGGACTAAGAAGCGAGATTTAATTCTTTCGGAGTTCCCAACGTTTGGAGATCTCGAAGACGCTCGCAACAAGGCCAGTTTGATGCATAAGCCATTCAAGGAAGTATTGCCTAAGGGAATTGGCTCAGCGATCGCGGACCAATTGGAAACTAGAATCGGGGACGTGATGCTAGAGTTTTCAAAGATGCTTGAGAAATCGGCATCGGGCGAAATCGCGGTCGCGAACATGGCCACCCAGAAGGAAGAAACGTTCGGCATCCCGGTCGACTTGACTGGCGCAGACTTCTTAGAAGAAGACGATTTTCTGGACGATGGTTTCGAAGACGACGCGGATTCCGAATCGGCCTCGGTATCGAATCCGGAATCCGTCGAGTTCGAAGACATGCTGGATGATAGTTTGTAGAACGCTTTGATTCATCCAGTCGCGGCAGTAACGCATCCACTGCCAAGCGACTGTTTACGCGACTTGGATGCAATCAATTGTTCCACGGCCTTTTCAGGGTAACGCAAATGAGTGATCTGGTTGAAAGATTGAGAACCTATTCCGATCAGCTAGGAGGCATAACCGACGAAGCAGCGGACGAGATTGAACGGTGGAAGACAATCGCAAAAACGCTATTCAAGTCGAAGGTGTCGAAGATACAAGGATTTTCAGACCCGTTTACGACAGTGCCAACGCCTGCGAAAGTCACAGACAGAGAGCGAGCAATCGACACGTTGCAGCGGTTGTACGATTACGCATGGTCAGAGCAACAGATTGCAACGCAGCAATCAAAGTACGCTCAGGTGATCAAGGATTTTCGAGCGATGGACAGGCACGCATCATACGCAAGTGCGATGCAAAAGATTCAGCAGCGAGTGAATAGCTTTGCTCGCAATTTGTACATGCACGATGTCACCACGGCCAAGGAAGCCACAAGCTAGGTCCGTGGAACGCTTTGGATCATCGAGCACCCGAGGAGAAACTATGAACAAACCGAACGACGTTACCGGGTGCTTCGATGCATCCAATTGTTCCACGGCCATCAAGGTTTTGGAGTTGCTGCGGAACGGATTAGAGAAGTCCGAGACTACCGCAAGAGCAAGAGCGGACAACATGGAGGGCGTGATTCGCAGCCAATGGATTGTAAAAGCCAACACGCTCAGAGAGGTCATTGACCTCGTGGACAACATGATTGAGACGATACCGACAGAAAACCCATACGCCAATTGCAAGAGCTTTGATGAAGTCTGCAAGGTGTTCATTGAAGAGGATCATCAAATGAGAAAGTTCTTTGGCAAGGATAAGGCGATGAAGACATGGACGCTAAAGCGGAATGTGTTCGCCAGAGGTGCGCAGCGATTGGTCGAGTACACGGTCACGGATGAAAACGGGAAACCCGTTTGCGCAAGAAACAATCAGCATGATGCGGTGGTCTCGGCGTTGCGGATAGCGTCAGAGACAGGTCGTGGTGCCGTCCAAGTGGTCGGCGAGTAGTCAAGGATTTCTTTACAAGTGGGTCGAACATGAAAGATGAAGAATACATTGCGAGAGCAATCGAAGGTTGCGTGGTAGGCAACGGATCGAAGCAGATTTCGCTTCTCATTGAGGAGTTGGGACGCATTGTTGCAGAAGTGAAGTACGTTCGCAGTCAGTCGTTTTGCCCAGACATGGGCGAGTTTTCGCGTGGATACCAAACCGCGTGCGATGAGATTCTGGAGAGGTGCAAACCGTACCGACGAATCCAAGCGGGCAGGATGACGATTGAGCATCTAGCGAAACGGCTGGCAGATGTTGAGCGGTGGATTGAGCAACGCGAAAGCTACGAGTCAGAGCAACGAGAGTACGGGCCGGAGTAGGTCCGTGGAACGCATGTCATCATCGAGCCGGAAAGGAAAAACATGGATCAAATAGAAACAGCCGCAAGTCCGGCTTCGATGCATGACTTTGTTCCCCTGCCTTCGTTGCCATTGGACCGCATTATCTGCGGCGACAATTGCGAAGTCATGCGGAAGATGCCAAGTGAATCAATCGATTTGGTGGTCACATCACCGCCATACGACGACCTGCGAACGTATGGAGGGCACGCATGGGATTTCTACGGCGTAGCGTGGAATCTTAAACGGTTATTGAAACCTGGTGGCGTTATCGTTTGGGTGGTAGCCGATCAAACATCCAACCACTCCGAGACGCTTTCAAGTATGTATCAGGCACAGTTTTTCCGTGACATAGGATTGTGTTTGTATGACACGATGATATGGGAAAAGGCAAGCCGTATTCCGACCGAAGGAAGATATTACAACGTCATGGAGTACATGTTTGTCATTTCCAAGGGAAAGCCAAAGGCGTTGAATTTTATCACTGACCACAAGAATGCAACCTGCGGCCAGACAAGGCGAAAAGATAAGGTCATAAACAAAGGCAGGAACGAAAAGTACGACGATGAGTTCATTACAACCGGCGAGTACAGCCGCAGGTCAAACATCTGGAGATACGGGACAGCGGGCAACGGAACAGATCATCCGGCAATTTTTCCAGATGAGTTAGCACGCGATCACATTTTGTCGTGGAGCAACGAAGGCGACATTGTGCTAGATCCGTTTAGCGGTTCAGGCACAACGGCGAAGATGGCGAAACACAATGGACGTAGCTTCATCGGGATCGAAGTGAATCCCGAATACGTCGAGATTTCACAACAAAGACTGGCCCAGGGCGTGTTGTTCTAGGTCAGGGGAACGGGCCGGGATCAACAACATCGGAGAGAAAAGCATGATAGAGCGAAGCGAAGATTCGACATTGCCCGATGTGGTTGCATCCGGTTGTTCGCACGGAGGCGAACAGAGGATGGAAATACCGGCCCGTTCGCACGACTGTGCTCGATTCGAGGAGCAGTGCGAATGGGTTCGACAGGTTATGTACAAAATGGCGGGTCAAATGGGAGTTGTTTATACGTGCAGAGACGAGTACGCAGATAGCTTTGTCGAGTCCTTTCGCGAGCGATTCGGATCGACCGCTGACGCAAACCTGCGGGCTCAGCGGAAACACGGTGAGGGATGATTCACGAACGCCTCTCGTGCGAACAATTATTACACGACCCCTCTGATTAAAACGGGGTCGAGACTCTGATTAAAACGGAAAGAAAAAAAGGGGGTAAATAGAAATGAAACTCATGGAACAACTCAAGGAATTCATGAAAGGTAGGCATTACGCACGAAGTACGATCGACGTTTATTCATCTCACGTCGAGCAATACATTCGATTCAATCGCCGGGGGACCATGTGGCAACATCCGAAGGATCTTGGCGTTCGGGATTTCGAAAGATGGCTGAACCATTTAGCGATAGATAAAAAGCTTTCGGCATCTTCGCAAAACCAAGCTTTTGCAGCGGTTTGCCTGTTTTACGAAGACGTTCTGAAGCTGCCCATGGAAGGCGTCAACGCTTTGCGAGCTCGCAAGTCGACTTATATTCCGGTCGTCTTGAGTGCCAAAGAAGCCTCGTTGTTGCTGGAACAAATGAACGGTGAGAACTTGCTTCTCGCTCAACTGATGGTCGGTTGCGGTCTTCGCGTTTCCGAGGCTTGTTCATTGCGAGTCAAGGACATCGATTTCCATAACGATTTCATTCACGTGAGGCAATCGAAGGGGAACAAAGATCGCATCGTTCCGATCCCTAGTGCAATCAAAGACGACTTGCTGGCTCAGGTTGCGAACACAGAAAAGATCCACGCTTGGGACGTAGAGGACGGAGTAGCCAGAGTCGAATTGCCGAACGCTTTGGATCGTAAGTATCCGAAGGCCGCGAGCTCGATCGAGTGGTATTGGCTGTTTTGCGCGGCCAAGCTGAGCCGCCACCCAACCGAACACTGGACAGGTCGTTGGCACGTTCACCCAGATAACGTCAGTAGCCAGGTCTCCGAAGCGGCCAAGAAGGCCAAGATCCGGAAGAAGGTCGCGGCCCATACGCTCAGGCATACGTTCGCGACATTACATCTGCATTCGGGAACCGACCTGCGGACGATTCAAAAGCTTCTTGGCCATAACGATATTCGAACGACTCAGATCTATACCCACGTCGACCCGACTGGGATCTCTGATGTTCCAAATCCTCTTGCTCTGGTCCTTAAGGCTGGAAAGCAAAAAAGCAAAGCTGGATAGCAAGAAACTGTCCCGCAAGATTATTTTGAGCCGTGATTCGTCGCGGCTATTTTTTACGAGTAACCATGAAACGGAAGTCAAGATATGCCAGTCGATAAGCAAGAAGTGAAACGTCTGGGGGCTGGTCAATGGTCTCGGATCATTACGCAGGCCACCGGAGCCAGGGAAGACTTCTTTTTCCATAAGCACGGCCCGTGCCCCAAATGCGGTGGTGTCGATCGGTGGCGGGTCTTCAGCGACTTTGAACAAACCGGGGGCGGGGTCTGCAACCAGTGTGGGAAGTTCGCGGACGGAATCGCGGTCGTCCAGTGGCTCAAAAACTGCTCTACATTTGATGCGATCGAGAACATCGGGAACATCCTGGGGATCGCAGGCACAGAGAAAACCAAAACGAAACGCACGTCGAAAAAAACCCCCACCGAAGACCGTTGGAAAACCGATCTTGTTTGGGTCGACCCGAACCCCAAGATGATCGCTCAGTGGTGTAACAAGAAGCAACCGATTACCCCCGAAGGGCTAGCGGCGGCTGGTGCCAAGTACGCTCGGTACAAAGGCCAGTTCAAGGTTATCGCAATCCCCATGCGAGACCATGAAAACGAGATCGTCGGCTACTCGCTGTACAACCTGTCCGGTGGTGCGATACCGTTCAAAGCAGATAAAGATTCCCCGGTTCAGCATTTGAAAGTAAAGGTCGTTGGCGGGAATAAGACTTCCGGCTGGATGGGGAGGAACCTGCCAGGGGAAGGGCCTGTCTTCAAGATGGAAGGGCCGTCCGATATGCTGGCCTTACTTTCGGTCGCTCCGGCTGATGTCTCGGTCATCTCCAACCCGTTCGGCGCTGGGGAGAAGCCCCATCCCTGGCAGGTCAAATCCCTCCGAGGCCGAACCGTCTACACAATCCACGATTGCGATGTGCCCGGTCAGTCGGGTGCAATCGAAGTTCTGAACGGGGATCGATCCCGTCCTGGATGGGCCACCGCAATTGCCGAGGAAGCTTCCGAATCCCGAAACGTGGTCTTGCCCTACGATATCGTCGAGAGCCACGGCAAGGACTTCCGAGATTGGTTGACGGACCAGCTCCAATTGATCGAACCTGCCGAAGCGTACGCCATCCTCTACTCGATGGCCACGAAAGCCACTGTCGTTGAAGCTAAGCCATCGGAAGAGATCGAACTGATCGAGGCCGTCGAGAATCCTTCTCGGCTGGCTCGGGTCAATCTGGAGCGATACGAAGCGGTTTACGGTGGGACGCTGAAGTTCTGGAAGGATGAATGGTGGAGGTATAAGGCTGGCAAATACACTCGACTTGGCAATTCCGAAGTTTCGGCCAAGTTGCATTCCGCGATCCGAACGGAATTTGAAGATGACTTTCGAAGGAAGTTCGAAGCGGGTGAAAGACCGGATGCCGTCCGACCTATCAACACGGGATTGATCAACAACGTGATCGCGGCGACGAAAGAACGTTGCCTTCTGCCGGGATCGGTAACGCAACCCTCCTGGCTGGGCGACGGCAAGAAGAACCCTCATTGGATCTCGGTTGCAAACGGGATCTTGGATCTTCAATCGATTTTCGACGGCCAGGAACCGGACAAGCACCTTCTACAACACGATTGGCGATGGTTCAGCGCGTGTCAGCTCGATTATCCTTACGACCCCGCGGCCAAGTGTCCGCAATGGGAAAAAACGATCGAGGAAGCGATGGACGGGGATTACGAAAGGATCATGATTCTGCAGGAGTGGACTGGGTATCTTTTGACGGCTACGAATTATCTTCAACGGTTTTTGGCCATCCAGGGGGAAGGCTCCAACGGAAAATCTGTTTACTTCGCTGGGGTTACGGCCATGCTGGGATCGGAGAACGTTGGGCACGTTTCTCTGGAAAACTTCGGCGGTCGATTCGATCTTGGAACGCTGATCGGCAAGACGGCCAACATCTGCGGCGACGTGGGCGAAATCGATTCGGTCTGCGAGGGGAATCTCAAGCAGTTCTCGGGCGGGGACGTGATGCAGTTCGACCGCAAGAACCTTTCCCCGATCTGTTGTTTGCCAACGGCCAAACTGATGATGTCGTTTAATAACCCGCCACGGATCAAGGACCGTTCTCGAGGTGTTTGGCGTCGGATGCTTTTGGTTCCGTTCCTGAAAGAATTCGAAAAAAAGAAAGCTATTCGACATCTAGTATCATCCGAGTTTTGGCTGGAATCTGGCGAGGTGCCTGGAATTTTAAATTGGGCTATTGCTGGTTTACAGCGATTGCAAGACCAGGGCGACTTTACCGAATCGCAGACGGCAAACGAAGCGATCGAGACCTATAAGAGGGACAATAATCCAGCCCTAGACTTCTTTGAAGATTACTTGGTCTTTGAAAAGGGGAACGGCCAAGTCGACACAATGCACGTCTACGAGCTTTACCGGCATTGGTGCTCCAAGACGGGCGTGATGCCGTTCGGTAGTCGCCAATTCGGTGTCGAGATCCGGCGCAAGTTTGGCGACATCAAAGTTCGCGAGATGCAATCAGGGGTTCGAAGATCGGTCTACAAGGGACTACGAATCGGGACCGAGTACATCTTCGACCGGAAGACCGACGAAGGGTTCTTGTTTACTTGATCAGTTTTTTAGCGTCCCAACACAAAACAGGCTTGTTTGCCACGTTGGCAATATCGCGGGACTGATGCTCGCAGCTTTCAACAAATAAGCCGCACTTGCTGTCCCGATAGATTCGACCCTTCCAATCCTTGGCTTGCCATGTTCGTGAAGCTGCTTGTTCCGCTGGAGTCGCGTTCGCATCGCCCCACAAGTGCAAACGCTCGTATTTAATTCCGTGCTTCGCTAGCCACGCTTCAGATGCTTTCCGCGTGTATTCGCATCGATAGGAAACGATGTCGGGTACCGCGATCATGCGAGGTACAAACGTGCCCAATGGTGCTTCGGTGATCCATTGCAAGTAGGCTTCTCGTTCTGCGTCGTTCGTCTCGTCGTAGTTCGCAGGATCTGGACATAGTACCCCGTCGAAATCAACCATAACTCCTGCCCCTCGCTCAAAGTCTGGGAACCCAAGCGCCCGAACGTATCCAGTGTTCGGGAGATTCCATTCTAGCAAATGAGGCTCGGCGCATAGCCTTCCGTAGAAATCAACCTGATTGGCTGCTCGTACACTTGCAACTGGGACAGCGTAAAGCAGGTTGTTTTCGCCTTGCAACTTGTTTCGAATATGCCCTAGTGATCTTCCGCTGCTGATTGTGTCATCTACGATAAGCAGTGGTAGCAATTCGTTGACTTGCCGAGTGTTGCCGCGATAGCCGTGGGCGCAACGACGAAGGCCAAATTCCTGGCTAGCTTCGTAAAGTGGAACGTGAAGCAACGTCGAAAGGATGGGCGCAGCCAGCATGCCAGAGACGGGAACACCCGCCACACCGCGAATCGGTGGCAATTTTGCAGCGAGTTGAAGTGTGGCAGCATTCAAGTCGTTCAGTGTCAAGAATTCCCAGTTAGGAAACCAAAGTGAACGGGCTTCAGCAACCGACATTAGCGGTCTGCCAATCTTGGCATTAACAAAATTGTGTCCGCGAACGCTATACGGAAACCAATCATTGAAACGAGGCGGGTTTGCGTCCACCCAGGAACGGAACCCAGGGCCGCAACTTCCGCAGTTGTTTGGAATGCGATCCAGCCAGGATGTAAGCCAATCCGGATTGGGACTTCGAATCGTATGCCATTCCCGCCAATGATCGCGATACGACTGCAAAAGAGAACCAAACTGAGTCTGCAAAAAAAAACCCGGTTGGGTTTCTTGTGTTGCCCGGTGTGGTGTAAATGCAAACCGTCCAGACTGAAAAACAGTCTGGTCGACCATTGGGATTTCTGGTGTGTCGCGCAACATGGTTACAAGTCCACCAAGTCAATAGACCAATCATCGTAGGCAAGTGGCTCGTGCACTGTGAACGAGGACGCATCCCCGCCCGTGACGGCCATCGAATAGGGGAGCGAAAACCCTGGAAACTGCCAACCCACACACGGCGACCCGCCGGAATTGGGCGACGGGCATGGGGTTGCTTGCGTTTTGGGGAAAACTAACGTCGACAGGTCGCAAGTCCGCGGGACGAAAATTTGCCGAGTCTCCGAATGAGTGTAAACCGTAACTTGTGGTGGGCATCCATTTACTGGCACTCCAGAAGGCAGTCGAGACGTTTCGGTAGCATAAGGAACGGATGTAACTGGCGTTGTCAGATAGCTACCCGTCCCGCATCCGTTGTTCTCAAAAATGAAATCCTCTACGCATCCAACGGCAGAAAGACGATAGTAGCCGATGCAAGTCTTGGTGTTACAGAAAATGTCGTAAGCATCTTCAAACACGTCTTCCCGGTTCGACCAGTAAATTGACAAAACAGTGTTGTACGACACTGTGCAAAGGATTTGCCAAAGTTCTTCTCCATAGCTGTCAATTGGGCATATCTGCAAAACAACCGAATTGATACGCCGCCGGCAGCCATACGAAAGATAGTTGTCTGAAATGTGGTCCAGCTTCCAATACCGTCCGTTCTTCGCTTGAAAAGGCAAATCAGGAGCAGGCGGATTGCACCATTGCAAAACACGATCATCGTAGTCGATATGAGATTCACCCCGAAAGGTACGGGACGCAAACACCGGACTAGACCAGAATTGAGTATCTGTACCGCAACACACAATTTGCCGAGTCGCACAACATGCACTTGCTAACGTCATGTCTCCAGGGATCTTTAACGAGCGAACGTCCCCGACCGCTCTGGAGATCCGAACCGCCACGCCACCCACGGTAATCTGACCGTTGGGCGGGAAATTGGTAGACACGAACCCCATGTAGAACGGCACCCCAGGCGCAGCGGTTGCCGTTACCACAGAACCCGACCTAGCGTACGTTACTTCAGCCTCTTCAACTGTTGCCGCAGCCGCAGCCAATGCGGAACGAATTGCCTCGGCAAAATCGTTTAGCGTTACCACCCCAGCCAGTGAAACGGTCACTGGACCGTAGGTGCAATGGATCACGAAGTCAGATGGCAAGAAGGCTGGCGTACCCACCAACCAAATAGCCACCGTCTGCGATTGATGAAGATCCGGTGGCGTTGGGGATAACGCGGTGACCGTAACCGTCAGAGTTGATCCTGGTTGATTTGTCACCGACAACCCAGGCAAGGCCGACCACCCTTCCACCGCACCCCCGGAAACAATCCACGATTCAGGACCGTAAATGTTTAACGCAGGATCGTTGTTAAGTGCTGCGGCAATTTCATCTGGAATTGTCCCGCCTGAAATCATGCCTGCGGTGACGGTGACATTTACGAACGGGGCAAGGGTAATTACATCACCTGCCACTGGAGAACCACCAATACCAATACTATAAGCAGCCGTCCAAATCATCGGGCAAACACTGCCAACTCCTGGACGGGCAAAACGCTTAGTGATGCTATGCGGGTGCATACCACCGATTGTAAGCGTCATCTTGTACGTTTCGCTGGGCGATCCTTCGCAATCGTCGCAAGGCCCAGGAGGACAACAACAAGTACCGATAGAACCCATTAGCAAGTCCTCAGTGCAAGCCAACGACCATACTGACTAAGGAGCAAAATTTCAGCATCTCCAGGAATGCTAGATACCGAAGCTTCGGCAGTGTATTCCGTGGCTCGAAGAGTGCCAGTTGGGCCGTATACATACACCAGACCAGGAGTACCCAACGTCAGACCTGCCGTTTTGGTTTTCCCCCTCCAGGATGACGTGTCGAACATCACTTTGTAAACGTCGGTATCAATGCTGTCCGATCCAATAACCGCATACATTGAGCCTAAGTCTCCTGTCCATTGTCCTGTCAATGTCCCAACTCTATCGCCAACAACAACTGCCGTGCTACACTTTAGCCGATAGACAGGACCGTTCTGAGCCATTCCATATCCTCCAACCGGGATCTCAGTCGGCCCGTTGATCAGCAGCGGACACCGCAGAATAGTCGAATCAATTGGCTTTTTGATCTTGATGTAGCTGCGCCCGTCCTCGTTCAGTGTGGTTGTCGCCTGCATGAACGCAAAGGCCGGAACGATCTCAATCGAATCGTTGTAGACGAAGATCCCTCCTGGCTGGTTATCCCCGTTCTTCTTGTTGATGTCTTCCGTGAATCCACTTCCGACACTTCCGGAAGATTGAAGCTGCCGAACAACTCGCAAAACTTCCTTTGCGATCTCTTCCGTGTAGATTCCAAATTGTTCGGCCATGGGTTCTTAATCCTCGAAGCCGTAGATAAGAGCTTTGCAGGCTGCCGTATTGGCTTTTAGGTAAAGTGTCAATCCCGGCTCCATTCGAAACGGTCCAGCGCTTTCCCCGGCCTTGATTCGCCCACCGTAAACACCCGTCGCAAATCCCCACTGAATGTAATTGGTCGCGTCTAAGTTCTTCATGTACAGCCAGCCATCGGTGGTCAGCTCGGGAAATGCAGTGCTTTCCTCGGTGGTTCCGATGGTCATGTAGCCGGGGGTCGGTCCACCAGATCCAGTCATGTCGACAACGAGAGTTTCAGGACCCTGGTTGAATACCAAATTATCTTTTCTGACACTGATTCCGGATGTGATCTGAATCTCATTGGCCATTAAATTAGTCCTAACGCAGAATAAGGAAGGGGCTGATACCTTTTGACAAGCACCCAATAGCAATTGTCTGGGTTGAGTTCTCGGGTTCCGTCTGCTTTCAACAAAACAGGCTTCGAAGTTGGCTCGCCGTTTCCATCGACGGCCCGAACGACCCGTCCTTTGTATCCAGACCCACCACCCGTAACAGCAACGGATTGAATTCGGTTTCCGGATCTTGTCACGGTGAACGTAGCACCAGTTCCAATCGATACGGAAACGGTAGGATTCGACGTGTATCCGCTTCCTCGCTCGATAACTCGTACCGCAGTGATAACACCGGACGAATCTATGATCGGAACGGCAAAGGCCCCAGTACCACCACCACCACTAAACGATAAAACTGATGACGAAGCGGGGCGTTCTAAAAATCCTTCGTGACGAGCTCGAGCGTACCACGCGAATTCCGGAAGAACGTTATAGGGAAACCTGAACTGAATCTTGGCATTCACTTTCCAGTAGCTAAAGCCGTTCGCATTTTCGTTTGTAGCACTGAAACCAACCATGCGAGCGGTTCCGGCTGGATAGCTTGCGAAGATATCACTATTGACCGAATGCCGATATTTATGGGTTATCCAAGGGGAGAATAACGCAAAGTTTTTATTGATCGTCAGCGTCTGATCAGCCAGCTCCATGGTGATTCCGTTGATCGGTTCGCCGTTGGCCGTTACGATCGGCCTGCCGTCCCAGTCTTGATCAATCGGTTCGGAAGTGGTTACGTCGCTCCACGTGTACTCAGGTGCTTTGTTTAGAGGGTTGTCATTGAGTCCGTTCGGCCCAGCTTCCCCGTCGTAGCTGACAAGGACTATTGACATAAATGGACCGGCTTTTGAAACTGGGCCTACCTTTTTGCAGATTGCGAACGTCCCTTCGTACAAATCTCCGACACGCGGCAGGCCAGTCGCTGTAAGAATTTCGACTTCTGAAGTGTCGTAGGTATGGGTCACGGTATACCCAGTCGAAAATTCCAGCTTGATGGTTTTTCCGTCTTCAGAGGAATACCCGCTTTGGGATTCGGCCCAGCTTTTTACTACGCTATTGATGGTCATGTTACGGGAACCAATTTCACGGGTTTATCGGTGGCTGGTTTCTTTCGGTCTTCTCGCGTGTTGATCGCTTTCAGTTCAGCAACTGCAGCGGCTGTATTTTCAGCGATCAATTTATTGACATCCTCTACAGGGCCACGAACAAGTAATCGGGATTCGAACGCCTGAAGCGATTTCATTTCAGGAAGCTTCACAGAATCAAGACCCTGCTTATCGACCTTCAGGTCGACGTTACCTTCCAGGGGGTTGTTCTCCAGGTTGTTCTGGATAGCTTGCATTCGCTCATTGAACTTGGTTTCGAACTGGTTTGCAATGTCACCCACCTGGTCGGTCAAAATTCCCTCCAGTGCCGTTTCCGTTTCCGTCTTCGCACGTTCTGCGATCTCGGGCATTGCGGTCGTCACCGGTTCAAACCCTGCCAACAGATCGCGCTGGGCAATCTTGCCGAGCTCCGCGAACGCATCGATCGAGCCACCGCTCAGGAACCCGCCAGAAAGGTAATCGAAGATCACGACAAAGGCTTCGCCCAACGAGGCACCCAGGTTCGTAATCACGGTCATGATTGCGGAAGCGGTGTCCTGAAGGATGTTCAGGAAGTTCTCACCAAACCAGATCGCATAGGCTGGGATTTCCACCGTCAAGACTTGCTCGAGATCCGCTCGCATTGTCTCCAACGCCAACAATACGGACGTTCCCGCGATACTGGCAACGGTCCCGAAGTTAAAGAAAACGACCTCGGCAAGCGTAAACGCGCTGACAATGGTTTCGGCAAACCATTTTGAACTGGCGGCCACATCGGCCCCAAGGCTGGTGAAATTGGCTCGGAAGTCCTCGATTGCCGGTATCAGAGCCTGATCGATCAATTCGGCAGTGACCGCGATTCCCTCCAGTGCGAAATCGCGAAACGGTTCGATGATCTGGCCGACCGTATCGTACAGGTTTGTCATTTGAACGTTCATGCGTTCAAAGACTTGTTCCGAATCCCCCGCGGCGGTCTTCTTGAGTGCCAGGCCGTTTGCGGCCAACTGAGAAACCGCAGCCAGCTTTTCTTCGGCGGTTGCCATGGCTTCGATGCCTGGAATCAGGACCGTAAAAGCGTCAAAGTTTCCGAGCGTTGCCTGCCTGGTCTTTTCCATGCCGTCCGCAAGGGACGTTCCAAAGGCTTCGCTTAGACCTACGGCGGCTTTCGTGGCTTCATCGATCTGGGTAGTGTCGATCCCCTTCCGGAGCCCTTCGGTGATCGCGCCGAGCAACTTGGTCGAGTCGATATTCGTTCCGGCCTCGATCCTGTTTACAAGATCCTCGAAATCGGCTCCAGTCCTGCCGGCTCCATCACCAAGCAAACTGAGCGTGTTTGACAACGCTAGAGAAGCAAGTTCGGCCTTGTGGAATTCGTCGGTAGACTTGCGTAGGAAATCATTGATGAACCCACCAGCGGTGATGGCTCCATAGGCACCCGCGACAACAGCAGTTGCCTTGGCCAACGTACCGAAAGAGATCTCGATCGACTGAGCGGACTTTTGAGACTGTTCGCCAACGTTCTTGATCTCTTGACCAAGAATACGAGTATGGTTGCCAACTTCGCGCAGGATCTGGCTGGCTTCGTTCTTTGCTCCTACTGTTACTTGGATGTCAGCCATTTTTCCCTCTTCGTTCCTGATCGATCTTTATCTGATCTTCCTCCAAGGCAGACCAAACGGAAACAAACCAAGCATCTTGATCAATCATCCCGCCAAGAACCGGAAGATGTCCGCGAATGGCAAAGGAAGCTAAGTTGATGGCTTGAGTGATTTCCGATCCGACGTATTTTCTAGGGCATTGGGTTATTTGGAACCGTCCATCGTTGCAATGAACGCATTCGGTTGTTTCAATCCCATCTTGGATGGTCCCGTGCCCATCGCATACTGGGCATTCTGGTTCGATTGGTTCTTCTTCCGAAGCAGGATCGCGGCAACTGGATCCGCATCCTCGGCATAATTCACCGCAGCGAATCAATGCCGCTATTCGGATTTTTTTCTTTCTTCCGGTGTTACCCTCCCACCTGCCAGGGTAGTGCGTATCACGTCCGCAACCTGCGTTTTCGCGAGAACCGATTCCACATCCGAAATTGGATTTGGACAGCTCCACGAAACAACGCAACGATTAAAGACCTTAACAAGCTGATCGAGTGATTCGCTTGGAGTGAGCTTGACCATTTCGGGACCGAGCATGTTTTGAACTTCCCTTTCTTCACGAATGGTCAATCGTCGCAAAACGTAATCAATACCGTCAATTGTGCTGGCAAACGTATTCATAATTCCCCGAGTCTAAAACAGGACAGAAGCAAAACAAAACTACACGATAGGATTGAACGTGATCGAGAACTCTTGATCATTCGCGTCAACGTTCTTGTTGAATTCGAACTCGATGTTGTCGACCGAAATGCCGTCCCGATCCCCTTCGGTGATTTTCAAGATCGCGGCTTTCGGAGCTGCGATGACGACCGTTGAATTCCCTGGGCCGCCAATGGTTGCCGACAACGCGGCCTCGGTGTCTTCACGGAACTTCAGATACCGGTTTTGTTCGGAAACAAGCTTGGATTCTGGATCGATCGACAGTATCGGAGTGCGATCGGAAACGACCATATTTTCAATACCGCTATCGGTTGCGGCGCAGTATCGGGGAACGACCGTGTTTCCGAGATCCAGCGTTGCTGTTCTTGCGCAAAGGTTTACTGAGTCCCAAGTCCAAGCACCTCCACCGCATCGAAGCCCCTTGTCTGCGTTTGGATAGTTCGGGGTGATCATTGCAGTGGTCGTTTCGTCTGCCCAGATCCCTTCAAACGTCCAATCGATCATGATGATTTCGCCGGTCACGAAAAGGAACTTGGCATTCCCCATAGCTCCGTACATGCTTTTCAACTTTCCACCGACGTACGAGCCCAGAGTGACCGTTTTTACGTTGGTTCCGACATCTTCTGTCTTGGGTGCAAAAACGTTACTCGTAGCGACTATTCCGCAGGCTGGAAGCAAAACAGTTGCCCAGCTTGGCAAATTGGTGCCGTCGTACGCGAGCTCGGTCTTGAACGTTGCGGTTGCAGCATAGGCACCGGAAGCACTTGCAAGCTTACCAAACCCGCCTTGGCCTTCGCGTTTCGTTTTGGTAATGTTGGGCTCGATCTTGAAATCGAACGCATTAAAAACGCCGTGAGTTGAAGAAAGGCTTATTGCGGTGCCTGGCGTGGTTTCTGTCGCGGCTGCAAAGACTCGTTTTTTGGTGAACAACATAATTTAGGCCCTTGCTTGTGTATGGTCGTTTTCAGAAACTCGATAGGTAACGTAGATCGGAACATTGATTCCGATTGAATTGCCGGCTGCATTGACAACAGGCGTATGCTGGCCAACCCTGGCGTTGATCGCATCACCGCCGAACAGATACCACGTTGCCGGACTGGTGGCTGGTGTTGTGATCGCGGAAATGACTTCAGCCGCAACGGCATTGCAGGCCGATGCGTACGAGATGGGGAATTGACTGTCGACCGTCGATTCGCGAACGTAGCAGTACACAGAGAAATTGACATCGTAGGCAACCGCCATCGGGTTTCCTGCATGATGCAAGGATGGGTTCTCTACCGATGCTTGCTGATCAACAATGATCTTTCCGTCTTCTGGCGAAACGTTCTTGCCGGTTCGCTCAGGACGAACGACCTTCAGGAATTTTGTCTCAAGACGGGTCACGATCTCGTTTGCGATACGTTCAACGACTGGAAGCGTCATTTTAACAACGCCTCCATTCCTCGGTTGATACCTTCCAGAAGGAGGTCTTTTGCTCCTGCGGTGGTTTTGTCGAAGGCGTCCTTGGTCTCTGGGACTTGCTTAACGGTCAGGTCGCGAATCTTCTCGATCGGGAATCTTGCTTTTCCGGCCCGTCGATAAATGTTTCTTCCGAGCGCTGGGATTTCGGGGCCAAATGCACCTTCGAACACTAGCTTGGTCGCGGAGAATCGGGAAAGTTGGACCTCTACCCCCTGGCTGGTTTGCCTTGCTTCAAAAGCACTTAGGGGGATCGTTTTGCTGTCATCGATCTTGAGAATCCCAGATACTTGCAAAGCAGATTCGGATCGAACGGGCGAAACATTGATCAGATTCAGCCAGCGGGATCGGCTGATCGCAATCGTGGTTAGGATCTCGCGTTCCGTTCGTGCGCGAGTGTGCAGCAACGTGTCGGAAAGAGCGTCCCGAGTTACCTTTTCCATTCCGTCCGATACAGACGCAAGCTGATCGGCCACAGCCGTTGCGTTATCGGATTCGGAGCTTAGAAAGGTAAACATGATTTAGATGGACTGTTTTTATGAGCGGTTTTATTGAACTAGGAATCGGGTCTTGCCTGCGTTGCTGGACAGCAATCGCACAATCTGTTTTCTTCGCGGTTCTTCACCGACCTGCATCGACAGCTCGATCTGATCGAGACCTGTATCGATTTGGTGGCTCAGGATGCCGTTTGGGGTGGCGGTGGTGGCCACGTTGAGCACGGAGACGATCGCGGATTCACCCACGATCGATCCGAGTTCTTGAACAATCGAGCTCTCGTTTCGATTGACTAGCGCCTGCATCGTTATTCCTTCGGAACAGTCACCACCCAGGGGGAAGTAAACAACCGGTTCGCCAAACGTGACGAGCTGAGACTCGGCAGCCGTACGTCTGAAAAACTCTGAGAACTGGTTGCTCACGATCGCGATCTGCTTCCCACTGGGTATCGGTGACGAAAAGGTACGACTAGGCAATCTTCAAAAGGTGACCGGCTTGCTTGTAGAGAACGATCTCGTCCACATCGTGCCGAACTCGGATCACATCACCGCGAACGGTTTCGTCGCGGTAGGATTCGATCGTTCCGTCGATCCCCGATCCGTCACCAGCCCAATGGAAGGTTCTTCCAATGCATGGCTCGCGGAAGTCTTGGCCGGTTGCGACCTTGCAAACCATTGCGTAGGTGCTTGACCAGATTTGCGATGGTGTTGCCGTTTGGCCTTCCTTGGCAGTGTTCTCGCTACCACCGGCAACGATGATGTACTGAAGGTCAAAGACTTCGGAAAGCATCTGAGCTGTAACATCGGAAGCCAAGCTTCGATTCCCGGCACCACTGGACGCGATCCGGTCGGTGACTTCCGGAGTGTTTCGCAGGTTACGGAACACCTTTCGGTTGATCACCAGAGCGTTTGCCCAAAGTCCGGAACCGTCGTACATCTTCTGTACCGCAGCTTCCACGTTGGTAACTGGCTTGGCCGTTGCAACTGTTGCCCAGGGAACGCTGGAAACGTCCGTGGTCAAAGATGCACCTGTCCAGGTGGAAGTGTTGAAGATCGCGGCGGCAACACGAGCCTCAGCATTCCGAAGAACGGCGTTGTAGGCACGTTGCGAAGCAATCAATTCCGCATCGAAGAATTCGGCGTACATTTGCGCTTCGCGATCATCGATCGGTTCTTCCGCACCGTGTTCTTCACATGCGTAAGAAGCTGGCGCGAAGGTGAAATTCCCGCGAGCGTAACCGCTACCAGGGGCACGTTTGGTATCACGCTGCTGCAGCAACTGATCCAATGGAATCTGTCCAAACGTTCCCGCTTGGGAGTAAACGTCGACAGTTGGCATAACTTGGCGAGCGATGTAACCAGCTTTTTCGGCTTCCAAGTCAAATGACATGAAGCTTTCTGCTAGGTCAGGGCGCAGGGTTGATAATGCAGAACTTGGGGTTGGCATTTGCTTTACTTCCTTCCCCGAAGCAAAGCTGGACTACAAAAATAAAAGCAACCTGGGGATTCTCGGTAGCTACTCCGAATCCCCCCAGGCTGCGCTTCGGGGATCAATTACGCAGCGGTATCACCGTGAGCGTTGTACAGGACTTCGATGATGTCCCCGTCTGCCGTTGCGGCTTCCAGGGCAGTACCGATTTGGAACGAGGTTGCTTGAGCGGTGTCTTGAACCTTGCCGTCTGTTTCCGTGTAAAGCGTTGCACCGATTGCTAGCGCTTCAATTGCGATCATCTTGTGAGTACCATTGGCAGTTCGGAGACGAACCGCAATAGTTTCGCCAGTGACGGCGGGCTCCATCGCGATTCCAATCTCTTTTTGTGCGAGGCCGGCTTCGGTGATCGTTCCACCGGAACCGAGAACGACTCGAGCGTATTGCTTGATCGTTCCGGCTGCGGTGAACGCCTTGGTTTGTGCGTCAACATATTGACTCATGACTATTTTTCCTTATTGGACTGACTGAATTGATTTGAAAAATGGATCGGACGAACTAGCGACTAACGGCGGGACCGTCGATTACGCTTGGCGTTGACTTGCTCGAGCATTTGCGCTCGCAAACCTGGGTTCTTTCGGTTGGCTTGCGAAAGAGCTTTTTGACGATTTCCACCGCAAGACTTCATTTCGCGGGAGACGGCAACATCCCAAGCGGCAACTGCGTCGTCTTCTTCCTCCATCACTTCTTCTTCATCATCGGTCATTTCTTCTTCGTCATCGACCGGCATGTCTTCGGCACGAGCTCGTTTGCCGGAACCGCTCTTGAGTGCCTTGACGCCTGGCTTACCGGCCTTGCGTTCAGCAGCTTCGGCGCGTACGGTCTGGGCTTCCAATTGAGCCTGAAGAATATCGGTGTACGATTGTCGACATTGATCGAGAGTCCAACCAGCCTGGAGAGCGGAAAGCCTCCAGTCGGCAGACGCCTTCGGAAAGGCGGTGTTGATTTCAGCCAACGTTGCTGGCTTGTTGACTACGTTCGTTGGCTCAGTTGCCATTTCATAATCCTTATCTAAGTTTTGCTGCGAAAACAACTGGTCCGAACCTACGGACACAGACTGACTAAAGCGATCGAATGACTCTTCAAACGAACAAACGTTATCGATCAACCCGTTTGATTTGGCTTCTTCTGCAAGGTGGATTCGACCATCCGCAAGTTCGGACACCTTCGCGATCGGCATCGACCGACCGTCCGAAACGGCATCCAGAAAGAACATATTCAGGCCCTGAACCGTCCGATCAAACTCGGCCAGGTTGCTGTCCGTGATCTCGGTTCCCGGCGTTCCAGCGCCCTTGTATTCACCGGCCCGGACAACGTGTACCTTCAGCCCAATTTTCTCGGCTGCCTTGCTAGAATCTGTGACAACGCAATACGTTCCGATGGAACCAACCAGGGAAGTGGCGTTGGCGTCGATGGTCTGGCATTGCGAAGCGATCCAATACGCGGCGCTGGCGCACAGGTCGGAACAATAGGCCATAATCGGCTTCTTGCTGCGAGCCATCTTGATCGTGTCCGCGAGTTCCTTGGTTCCTGCGACCGTTCCACCGGGGGATTCGATCCGGATCATGATTCCACGAATGTTCGGGTCGTTGGCCATCTTGTTGATTGCCGATCGGGCCTCGACAGTCGAGCATGATTCACTGAAGCTAGATGCGTGCTTCATCAACGGGCCGGAAAGGTTGATAATGCCGATCCCTTCCTGGACGGTCGAAAAGCTTTCGTCGATGCGGTCCAATGCGGACTGGCGGTTCGCGTCACCGTTCGAAAGGTGCAACGTCAGGTTCAGGGCTTCGATTTGTTGGCGAAGCTGATGGAAATTTGGTTCGTGCATCGCCCAAGCACCAACCCAGCAATCGAAGAACGGGACGGCTTTTCGTGGTACTGATAGATTCAGATCAAACATTCACATTCCCCCTGGATGGATTAGCGGGTGGAGTTGGCGCGACCTGGCCAATGGGCAAGGTGAACGCGATGGAATCAGGGGTCGGCAAGCTCATAAGCTGCTGCCAGACGATCGGCGGTTCGGGGTTGTACTTCTTGTTGATCGCATTGGCTGTTTTGATTGCTTTGACGATCGCATACCCGTTGTCCTGGATGGTCTCATCTACGATTTCTTCCCAGTCTTGCGACAGCTCGCCATGCAAGCGGCTGGGACTGATCAGACCGTTTCGCATCCGGAACGCCTGAGCGGTCGCATCTTCGACGGGTTGAACGTAGGTCCACTTAGGCATTCGCCAAGTGTGCTTGAAAACGTTGTTCCCAACTTCTGCGGCTAGTCGAGCGATCTCAGGATCTTCTGCGATCCACTGCCGAACCTTCCAGGTATAAATCGGCGCGTGCCATTTATCTCGAAGCTGACGCTGAGAACGCTTGAATCCTTTTTTGGCCTCGTCGTATGCACCACGCCAGGCCGAGTAACTGCCCTCGGTCGGGTCCATCATGGCCATGAAGTACGGCAGGCCAATACTGACGAAAAACATCGTCAATAATGATTTGGCATGTTCGAAATAGTTGGTGTTAGGCACATCGGGCGAAAAATGCTCGAGCCGTTCGCCTGGGTTATTGATAAACTCGGTCCCAGGTGCCACTTGCTGGATGGTCAGCGAAGATCCGTCTGTTCCGGTCTCGGTCGTAGTCGCTCCGAGCGGTTTGTTCGTTGTTGGTAGCCCAGTTCGGGTGACATCCTTGATTCGTTGCGAGATGACACACGACAACGCTTGAGCCTGGACCAATTTCGCGAAGTCCAGATCGTCATACATGGCCAGCTTAGTGAAACAGGGGGCCAAAGCAGTAACGCCACGAGTTCCACTGGATCGACTGGAGACGTAGTAGTGGAAAACCTGACGGAATCCCTGATCGTCGCGGACATCGTACGCGGTGGAGCTCATTGACTGAGCTGTTTTTTGCGGGTCGGTCTCTTCAGATCGAATGTGAAACTTGGTGCGCTCACGAACGTCGCTCAGTTCGACACCAAGAAAGATGGCTTCTTTTCCGTCCTTGGTCCGTTTCCTGGACGACCCCTTCGGATTGCGGCACTGGTGGCTTTCGATGATTTGCAGGGAACCGTCTTTGGTGCCGAGACCGATGATATCTCCGTCTCGAATTTGCGAGATTACAGCCAGTTCTTCCATTTCTGACCATGATTTTTCCTTGGCAATGTCGCATTGCTCACGATCTTCAGACCAATTCGCCCACTTATCGAACAGGAGAACGTCAAGCTGCTTGTTCCCGGTCTTCGGGCACAGCGTAAAACCATCCCCAACGATGTTGGTTGCGGCTTTCTGGATCGAAACATCCACGATCGAAGCATTGCGGCACAGATCCCGAGCTCGCTCGATCAGTTGCAGATACTGAGTCTCGTTCCGAATGTGGTAATCGCTAGAACCACCGTTCGGAGCAAGGCCAGACCGATTTCGAACGTACTTCGAATCTCGCATTGCATCATAGTCGGCCCTCATGTCTCCGAACTGCTCGGGGACAGACTGCGAGCGATCAAAACGGCTACCTGAAGCCATGTTGAACCCCCGTCACGAAATAGCCAGACCCACCGTTGGTGGCTTGCGACTGACCAGCGATAAAGTTCATCGCGTCAGTTCGCATTTGCATGATCTGGGCAACGCTCATCGTTTGCGAGAACCCTTGAGGTTCGCTTGCAGACTGCGGGACCGCGATCAGATAACGAGTTGCGGCAGTCGCGAACGCATTGGCCTTGGCGAGAGAACGGGTCTCTTGCCAGTCCGCGTTTTCGATGAGTGCATCAAGAATGGTTGCGATTGCTATTGCCATGCTTTAAATATGGCACTTAACAAATAGATGAACAGGAGTGCAGAAATGATTCTTCCTGCGCTCCTGTCCAACGTTTTGTTCTGTTCTAAACTTTGGTTGTGATTTTGGCAAGGACCAAACAAGGACCAACCAGGGGAATGAACATGCCAGACGTTCTTAAAAAGACGCTTTTGAGCCGAAGATTTATCGCTCTTGTTTTGCTCGGTGTTTTGAGCATGTACAAAGAAAAGCTAGGCATTCCTGAAGAAGCCTTTGCGACAATCGAAAAAAGCATTTGGCTTTGGGTTGGTGTCGAAACCGCTCGATCTTCTGTTGATGGTTCCGGCCTGTTTGAACTCATCAAAATTATGCTTGAAAACAAAAAGATCGACAAAGATGCCAAGGCATAAGATAGTTGATCGATTATGGGCGGCAGCTTACGAAGTCGCTCGTCAGTCTTGGATTGTTTCGAAAGGAAACAAACAAGATGCCGAACGCTGGTTTAAGAACAACGATCGAATTCTAACGTTTTCGCCGCTTACAATTCTCGCAATGCTTCAGTTTGCTTTCTGGCTTTGGGACCGTTGGCACAAAAACGGAATCGACGAACCAAGCGTTGTTATGGGTTCTGAGGAAATGCAATGGATCGGATCAGACGATGAGTGAAACAAAGACCGAAAACGCTTGGCAGTATGCCCCATGGCTTGCTGTTGCAGTGCTTGGATACATGCTTTGGAGTAAGCCAGCTTCGCCGGTTGTCGATCCAGTTGTTCCGGTTCCGATTGTCTCGATCGAAAAAGAAACAAAACAAATCCTTGCCACTATCAAAAGTGCCAACGCAAGGATCTTTCTGGAAGCAGCGGACGGAATCGAAAAGGGTACGCTAAAAACCGACAAGGAACTTTTCGATTTCGTCCGGCCTGCGACCGAGAAGGCACGCAAAGAAGCCAACAAGCCCTTTGATGTCGCCTTGGATCTCTCTTTACCACGCAATGACGATGGTTCATTTGCGGGCAAGGAAAAAGAAGCCGCGTCACTGTTGCGGAAGATTGCCAAGTCGTGGTAGCTCTATCAAAGAAGGGAAGGTGATCCTATGGAAAACTATGGCTATCCGATCGAACTTGAAGACCGCGATGCACTGCGATCTTCCGCAACAGAGGCCGTTTTGCTAATGCTTGGCGACCTGCCAGAGAGGATGGACCCGCGTTCCTCTGCGCTGGGTTCGCAAGGGTTCCTTCAGGTCGAAGATCAACAACAGCAAGGAAGTTGCCAGGGCCAATCCTTGAGCTGTTGCGGTGAGTTCGCACATGCTTTCGCAACTGGTGAAGTAATTCAGATTTCTCGGCAATATGCCTACATTGCCAGCCAGATGGAGAATAACATCCGATCCGATTCGGGATCGACTCTCGAAGGTGGTACACGGGCATTCAAAAAGGGCTTTCCCATTGAATCCGTCGCGCCGTACGCAGGCAACCGCTACCCTGGCTGGGGCTACATTACGCAAGCCATGCGGGACAAGGCTATCTACAAGTTGAACAGCCATACAGAAATGAAATCGGCTGAACAGATCAAGAAGTTCATCGGCTCTGGTGTCGGCATCGTTCAGCTCGGTATCACTTGGGGTAACGAGATGACACCGGACTCGCAAGGTTGCATTCGATCGTTCTCCGGTCGCGGCGGTGGCGGTCACGCGATTGTATTTGCCGGCTACGTTCCCGATTCCGACGTTGGTGTGAAAAGTTCGGCAGGCTGGTGGTTGCTTCTAAAAAACAGTTGGTCGAAGCGTTGGGGCAAGTCTGGCTATGCTTACGTTGACCCCAGAGCATGCGACCAAATGATTGCCCACCGATGGACCAGCATGTACGGACGCAGCGATATGGACTCGCCTCGTCCTAGGCCGATCAAGTTCGACTTCACGAAACAATCGATTTTGGGGTAACAAGGATGGGAAAACAAATGCCAGCCATACTTCTAGTCGTCGGTGCCGTTGCATTACTCGCGATCAATCACGAGTATCAGCAAATAAAGGCACGTCTTGCAATCACGCAGGGCAAGATTGACGCACTGGCAGACGAAACAGACGCGACGGTTGAAATACTTGGCGCAGCTGTTCAAGACTTGCGGGAGGTGTTCGCAAGGTTCAAAGCTGAGAAGCAACCGCAACAATCTGCACCACAAGTCAAGCCGACAATTATCATGCACTCTGGCGCGAGCTGCGGACCATGCAACCTTTGGAAGTCCAAAGAGCAATCTAAGTGGGAGCGAGTCGGATGGACTGTTGACGTGCTGACTGAGATCGAATCGAAACGAATGTGGCCTTGGTTTGAAGTTTATGATTCTGACGGATCGCGGTTTGAGGTCGATGGACCACTGACAAAAGACTCATTCGAGAAAGCCAAGCAATCGAAATGAGCGCGGAAGCGAACGGACTTACAGGGTGGGTACTAGCAGGCATAGGTGCTATCGTGTCAACACTTTTAACTGGCGTTGTGACGTTGTTTCGCATGAGGGAATCAGAGAATGCACAAGCGATTAGTAAGCTCGAAAAAAGTCTGACTGAAATCAATGGCAAAGCGGACAAGTGTGAAGAAGATCGCCATTCTTTATTTACGTCCTGCGAAGTCATGAAAATTAAGCTAGACGTACTAGAGAAGCGGGTGAGTTCGATTGACAACAACGGGACAGACTTTGCACGAAAGCACGAGGGCAACCGATGAGCGCAGCAGTTAGGAATCTTTACATCGAACAGGGTGCAGATTGGGCAGAGGACTTCCAGATTCTTGACGAAGATGGAGTGGCTGACGACTTGACCGGATGCACGATCGAAGGCAAGGCACGAGACGGAGAACTTCGCACTTCGACCGTTGTTTTTTCGTTTACGTTTACCGTCAACACGACCGAGGATCGAATCTACGTTACTGTCCCAAAAGCGACGACGACAGCGATCACAACGCTCGGAGCAAAGCCGACAGACAAGGCTTCGACGTACTATTACGATTACGAACTGACGCGCCCAGGTGGACTGACTGAACGCATCCAGGAAGGCAAAGTCTTGATGAGCCGGGAGATTACCCGATCATGACGAGCTACACGCTACAGGTACAACCTCAAACGCAGTACACAATCGAGTATTCGAACCAACGAGGACCGCAAGGTGCAACGGGTGCGGCTGGTGCAGCAACAACGGACGCTTCGCTACTTGTATCAGGTACGCTTTCGGACGCTCGATTGTCGGCTAATGTTTTGCTCGCAGGGGCAAGTTACGGACAGTTAGCAACGATTCCGTCCGGAACTTTGCTGTGTAACGCCCTTGGTGTTGATGCTGTTGCCCAAGCATCTAGCTCTAGTGTCGTAAGATCGCTGCTTGGCTTAGCAACTTCAAGCAACGTCACTTTTGCAGGCTTGACGCTATCCGGCCTGCAATCCTTCACCGGCACAACCACCCCTGGCTTGCAACTCAAGTCCCTGACAACAGCACAGATCACCACGCTAGAGGGTGCTAGTGCGTTACCAGTTGGGTCGATACTTGTTGATTCGACAACAGATCGAATCGATGCCCGATTGTCGCGGGGGACGGTGGAGTTGATTGATAGTGCAGGTGGGCAGGTTGTCGCTGGCAATCTTGCTGCGACGACGCTTATGGTCGGTGGGGCTAGTGGTCCACTGTTTCGCAATAACTCAGGGACGATTGAGGCCAGGAATAATGCCAACAGTGCGGGTGCTCCGTTCGGGTGTACCAACCTAACAGCATCGGGAACGGGTAGCTTTGCAGGAGCCTTGACGGTAACTTCATACGTCTACTCGGACAGAATCACAACACCATCGTTTGTTCTAAATTCAAACGGCTCGAACTACGGACAAATCTATCGAAAAGATACTACACGATGGGGATTGGGTTACGGGGCATCGCTGGGTGTTACTGGTAGTGATTCTTTGCTTTGGGGTACGACTGGCGTTGACGTCACAGGCAACCTAACCGCATCGGGAACGCTTCGAGTCGGTGGCGGCACAGTTGTTGCCAACATCCTATCCGCAACCGCAACGCTAGACTTTCCGTCAATTGGTAGCAACGGCACTGAGACGCTAACGATCACAGTCACCGGAGCAGTCGCCGGTGACAGCGTATTCTTGGGCTGTCCAGCGGGATTAGATGCGGGCTTAGTTTTCTGCGCATCGGTGACAGCGGCAGATACGGTAACGGTTCGCATGCACAATTCTTCAGGCGGTTCCGTCGATCCAGCTTCAGGCACATTCAGGGCAACGGTTATAAGGTTTTAAAATGAGCGTAGTTTTTACCACAATTGACAGCATCACAATCGACGGAATCCCAGCGGGTAACATCGTTGACGTTATCAGCAACCACGCACCAAAACGGGCTGAAGTGCTTGCGGCTTATCAGGTGTTTGTCGATGCACAGAAGGCAGAACTGGAGGAGGCAAACGCAACCATTGCCACGCTACAGGCCAAGGTAGCAGACCTCGAACAGTACCGACCTTTCAACCCACGCATCCTAAAGGGTGAAGCGTTTTACAATCGCGTCTCAAAAGAGGACATGGTGACGCTCCTTGCCTCGGATGATGCAACGCTAGTGACAGTTGGCAAGACTATCGAAGCATATCGAGCGCATCATTGGCCTGTCGTGCTTGATTCTCAAGACTTCCAAGATCTCGTGGGATACGTGCTGCAATCGGGTGTGTTTGATGGCGACGAAGTCAATGCAATCATGCGAGATGCAACTAGAGAGGAAGCGTATGGGGTGGAGGGGTGAGTAGCTCGAAACTAAAGGTCTATCATTAGTAGCGAATACCAACGAAAGTTAATGCAGGAACGCCGAGCGTTCGAAAACGACATCAAGCTTCCTGCAATTAAAAATCCAAAACGTCGCTCACTTTGCCTTACAGATCCTCGAAAGTTCTTCAAGACTTATTTTCGCTGGATCTATCCGAATCCGTTCACTCGCGCCCAGAACGAAGTCATCGACGCCGTTCTGGAGTCTGCAGAATACGGAACCCAAAAGGCGATAGCCTACCCTCGAGGCGACGGGAAAACGAAAATCACCGAAGGGGTGATTCTGTTCGCGACCACGAAAGGGTATATCGACTTCTCGGTTCCGATCGCAGTCAATGACACATTTTCACTTCGGATCTTGGACAACATCAAAAAAATGGTTGTCAGTCCGATATTCGTCGAAGACTTTCCAGAAATCGGCTACCTCTGCAAACTACTTGGCAACGAACAACGAAAAGCCAACAGTCAAACGGTCGGAAGAATTCATACCGAAATTAACTGGACCAACGAGTATTTGCAGTTTCCGACTGTTGACGGATCTCCTTGTTCTGGCTCGATCATCTACCCTTTGTCAATCACCGGGGCGATTCGCGGACTTTGCATCGGAGAGAAGCGACCAAACTTTTTACTGTTCGACGATCCAGAAACGGAAGAATCGGCAAGGGAGCCAAAGCAGGTTGCAGTTCGCGAAAAGATCATCAACAACGACTGTTCTGGCCTGAAGGGACCAGACGGGAAACTGGGGATGGTCGCTCTGGTTACCATCCAGGGAAGGTATTCACTCGCTGCCAAGCTCACTGATCGAAAAATTTACCCGGCCTGGGGCGGCATTCGGCGCGGGCTGATCGAAAAGTGGCCGGCACGTCGCGACCTTTGGGAAAACGAATACTTCTCGATTCGAAAAGAGTGCCAAGAAAACGGAGATCCGTTCGCTTGGAAGGCCTCCGAATACTATTTGGCCAACCAGGTGGAGATGGATCGGGATTGTGTCGTTTCCAATCCGTACCGATTCAACAATATGCTTAGCCCCAAGGGAAACCCGATCGAAGTTTCGGCCCTTCAGGCTTGCATGAACTTCATTGCCGACAAGGGAATCGAGTCGTTTATGCTGGAATACCAGAACGACACATCGCACACGGACGAACAGACCGACTCCCAGGAGCCGCTCACGGCCAGGATCGTGGAAGCTCGGACAAACGGTTACGAACAGGGTTCACTTCCTGCTGAGATTGAAGGCGTCACGCTCGGGCTGGACGTTGGCAAGCGATATTGCCACTGGACGAAGATCGGCTGGCAGGCCAATTCAATCGGCATGATCGTCGATTATGGAGTTGTCGAGGTGAACAACATCGGAGCCTCGACTCCGAAGAAGTCCGTCGAGCGTTCGCTGATCGCGGCCCTACACGACTTCCGCGACAACCTGGCAGAATCGGATTACGTTCCCGACTGGTCGCTGATCGATTCCTCGGACGGAGTTCTGAAGGACGCAATTTATCAGTTCGTCCGAGAATCTGACGAGCGGCCGCAATTCGCCGCGGCAAAAGGATACGGAGAAGGCCAGGGCCCCAAACCAAAAGACTTCGAACCCGCGAGCCGCCAGGTAGAGCGAATCTTGGGATCCCACTGGTACACGCAGCTCCAGGAGAACGAAGGGATCTGGCTTTACCACCCAGACGCGAACTACTGGAAAAGATGGGTTCACGAACGATTCTCGATCGAGCCGTTCGACAGCGAAGGAAACCAGGTCCCGAACACGCTCACACTTTATCGACCTTCCAGGGTGAAGCATCACGCTTCGTTCTCAAAGCACATCGTCGCTGAAGAGTACCGAGAATCTTTCGATCTTGGGCTCGGCGTTCGCCGGAAGTTCGTCCAGGTCTCGCCCAACAATCACTGGCTAGACGCGACATACATGGCGTGCGCGGCAGCTGCAATGCAAGGATTTATTCAGGCTACTGAATTGCAATCCTTGCCAGAGGTGCAACAATCTAGGGATCGGCAGGAATCGGGGAAGAAATTAAGGAGATGATGGCGAATGAATTCACTACCAAGCACAGCCAAAAAAGCGAACGTGGAAAACGTCGAACCAGCCAGGGTGGAAGAGAAAAAGACTGTCGTGTCGTTTGATAATGTCACGCTCACGGTTCCGATGAGAGAAGAGAATCTATCAGGATATTGCAAGAAACATTTTACATTTGAGTTCAATGAACTTCAAGCAAGAAGCATTCAGAGAATACAACTCGGCCTCTCATCATCGGGCGAAACCCTCATAAATAAGAGACCCGTAACAACTGTTCAAGACGCCTTCAGATGGATCGCAGAACAGGCCGATCGGTTACAGATCGAGATCTAAGAAATTTTTTCGAAACGAAAAAAACAAAAAACCCAGGTCGCAAAGCCTGGGTTTTTTCGTGTCATCACTTTGAATACTCCAGGGACCTAACGGACCGGCGTATAACTGGGGCTTATTTACCGCAAGCAAACGCAATCGCGTGGAGGGACCCAAGAAAATTTTCGTCGAGTTTGGCACGATTTTAGATTTGCGAAATTCTTTTTTTGAAATTTCGTTTTGAAAAATAAATTTCTTCGGGCCTCGGTCGCCTTCGTTTTGGTCTTGATCATGGTTTTCGGTTCCACAATCCGAGAACACCGACCAGATGGGGTGCGATGCCTCTTTTGCGCAAAGTTTCTTGGCCGCCCGAATCTTCAAATAGGCTGAGTAGTCCAACCATACCAATTCGGCAGAACTAGCGTCTGACGATTCGTGAAGGCCCTTCTCGAATGTCCGACCTGATTTGCCACATTTGCCATATGCAATTCGTTTCATATGGCAGCGACTTTACCAACGAAAACACAGTGTCAAACGCATGTCTCCGGAAAATTTGCCATATGTGCCATATCGATTTCCACCTCCCCCCAACTTTTAGACCTCTACCTCCCTACCTTCCTTCTACTTGTTATCTTTTCTTCTATTTTAAAAAAGAGATAGGACATATGGTAAATAGGTAGGTAGACCAATGAAAAGACAGGGTTTTTGTGTGCCATATGCATATGGCAACGATATGGCAACGATATGGCAAATTGGGTCCGCGAAGAATTTTGTTTTTTGAAAACGTTTTTGAAAAAAATAAATCGAAGAACTCGCGACAGACCGATTAGTATCATAAGTAAAATAAATGTTGCGGCTTGCCGTATGTTTTCAGCCTCAGTAAACTACTGAAAACCGATGTCGAATTTGCGAATACTGCACGTTTTGCACTTTTCGAAAGTCGTTTCGCCCTGTAATTTCGTTGGTGGGATTGAGTTTGCTTCGCTTCATAAGCCGTGGGTCGTTGGTTCGAGTCCAATCATCGCTACTGTAAAACGATCAAGCAAAAAGCAGGGAAAACGCATTCAATCACCTCCTGGAAGGAAACCAAAACGAAACAGTTGATTTCAGTAGTTACTGAAAAGGTTCCTAAATGCGAGTTCCAAAGTTGTGCCAGCACGCATCCGGCCAGAGTGTCGTCCGGATCTTAGGCAAGGATTACTACTGCGGGAAGCATGGAGAACCCGCGACCGTCCGGAAGTATGAACTGTTGATCGCTGAGTTCATTTCGAACAAACATTCGTTCGGAAAGAACAAGAGAAAGAACACAATAGGCAGTATATGCCTTTCTTATATTGAGTTCTCAGAATCTCACTACAAATCTAAGAGCGAAATCAATAACATCAAACTTGTGATTACTTGCCTCGTTTCATTATACGAGTTCAAGAACGCTGACGACTTCGGACCTACTGAGTTCAAAACACTCCGTTCTCAGTTTTCCAAAGAAGGGAAAAACAGGTCGCGACAGTACGTCAACAAATGCATGCGGTTGATTGTTCGAATGCTTTCTTGGGCCACTGGCGAGGAACTTATCGATTCAAAAGTGATCGCTGCCGTTCGGGAAGTTGCTTCGATCAAAAAAGGAAAGACCTCGGCTCCCGAATCCAAAAAGGTTCAGGCCGTCACCAAACAAGACATCGACAAAGCTATTCCCGAGATGTCCAAAATCATTGCCGATATGGTCAATTTGCAATTGCTCCTCGGATGTCGGCCGGGCGAGCTCTGCGCGATGACTGGAGCCATGGTCGACAAATCGAAACCCATTTGGGAAATCGATTTTGAACATCACAAGAACGAACATCGGGACCAAACCCGAGTCGTTTACGTTGGGCCGAAAGCTCAGGCCATCCTTCAGCGGTATCTGGATCAACGCGGTGAAGGGGTCTTGTTCCGTTCAAGATCTTCGAAAGGTTATTGTACGGGATCGTACGGCCGTGCCATCCGTCGAGCCTGCGAACGTGCTAAGGTCACCCCGTGGAGCCCGAACCAGCTCCGGCATAAAGCCGCCAACGAGATCCGCGATTCGCACGATCTCGAGCATGTTGCCGCAGTTCTTGGCCATGCCGATGTGGAGACTTCGAAGATCTATGCCAAGATCCGACGGGACCAGGCTATCGCGGTCGCTTCAAACCGTTAAAGATCTTCAGTTGATTTCGAACTTTTGCTTGAGCCTTTAAAGTCAATTCGGTTAGTTTGACTTCATGTGTTTTGCCTTCGAAATCGACAAGCGAAATAAGCCCTTTTTCGTTGCTAATCGCAAACGCATTCAGCTCCTCGCCACTCTTCAATTCCAAAACTTCAAATTTATCCTTCAAACTGGCTAGCCTTTGCTTTTGCATTTCCTCTGGCGTGATCAGTTTGAAGGCGCGAACGGTTTTTTTCGCCCCATCGACGGTAGTGTAGGTTTTCGATTCCAGCATCTTACAAGGTCCTACCAGGTTGATTCTGTCGCCATCAGCAAGACTTTCGTTTTCGAAATCCGCTAGCCAATACGCATTTCGTCCTAATTGTAGAATCGTGTTTTTATCATCAACGATTTGCAGAACCATAAACGACCAAGCAGCAAAATCACCAATTTGCCCAACTGGGATATTTGTTGGGTTTTGATCAGAATTTGGAGGCGGGACTCGTTCCGGAATCAGTTCCGGAAAGTAAGTCAGTTTTCTTGACAGCGACCAATGGTCTTCTTGGTCACTTGGTTTAACTGGCTGGCAAAACGCAACCGATTGGATCAAAAGAACAAACAAAATCGAAAGCAGTTGAACGTTCTTCATGGTTTTGAAAATCTTTCAAGAAAAGCTATGCATCTTCGGTAAGTTGGATGGATTTTGGCGATTTGGGCAATTGGTATGCTTGTTGCGAGACCAATGGTGTCAATTGACGTTTTAAAGTTGCGACCAAAAGGAAAAACAAACCGGCCTGGATGGTACTCGATGACTTTTTTGAAATGGGGCTTGCTGTGATCTACGATGTTTGGGTTTGTAAAAATGGGCGAATCAAGATTTCTTCGTCCGAGGTTTCTTTGGAGGTAGCCCTGGAGTCTTTGGATCTTCTTTCCGAAGATGTCCTTCAGTTGGCTCAGCCGCTTTTAGTGCCCTCTTATCTTCGCCCGCATCTGATGAAAATTTCTGAGCAATTCCCTTGGCATCTTTCGTCCGGTTCGCATCCTGAACCATCTTGATTTTAGTTCGGATCTGATCGAGGTCGGCTTGTTTTGCGTTGTACTTGCCGACAACATGCCCCATCAACTTTGTCAGCGAATCCAATCCCTCGACTGACGAATTGAACCCATCGATCGCGAATTCACGCTGATCTCTATTCAGCGTTTCCCCGCATTGTTGCGCAATTTCAGCGATTCTCCGCAGCTCTTTTGCAAGCTCCAGGAAGTCGTCAGCGGTCGAGTTGATGTAAATGCGAGATGCCATTCCAAAACAATATTGGAATTTTTTTTCGTGTCAACAAGTCTTTTGCTGCAATGCGTTTAAGTTCGGAATGTGTCCGCAAACATTGCGTAATGTTTGCGTAATGTTCTTGACAGTTCAAATCGTGTCGACACAATACCTAGCGTGTTGAGCATGTGTTCAGCACCAAACGCCATGGATTGGTAATCCAAAATAACCAATCACAAAAGGGCAGAACCAATGGACGCGAGACAGTTATTGATTGACATGCTAAGTCGCAAAGTTAGTCGAAAAATCGATCTTCAAATTCGGGAGCGAGTCGCTCTCGACGTTTGCGTTTGCTGTGCAGTGAATCCAATTTGGCGCGATGGCAATTGCCGAGCGTGTGATTACGAGGTTCAAAACGAACTTGCTCGTTTATCACCCGCAAAGCAACTGTCGTTCCTAGATGGACTCTACGCCAGCGGCAAGCGAATCCGACCCTACGAGATCCGGAAGTATCGCAAGCCACTTTCAGAAATTGCCAAACACATAAAGGAAGCATCGTGACAGACGATCAGTTGATGCCACTGACGCAAGCGATTCACGGATTCTACGGACTGCAACGATCGAACAGCACTTGTTTGTTATGGGCAACGAAGGGCTGCCGAGCGATCAACGGAAAGCTAGTAGTTCTGAAGTCGCACAAGGTTGGACGACAACACATGACGACCCTAGCCAACGTTCGGGAGTTCGACGCGGCAATCAATACACCGCTCGAGGTTCCAGCGGTCAAAAAACCAGCAACGACAAAGCAACAGCAAAAAGACAGCGAGAAGTTGCATAAGCTTCTCGGAATTCAATCGTAAGTTTCACTAAAAGGAGTTCGGGGATGAACGTAAAAGACAGACCAAAGGACGTGTACGGCAATCCAATTCAACCAGGTTGTTTGTACCAGATCGAATTAAAAAAAGGCTGCGTTTTCAGCCGTCGGAACGTTCGAGTCTATTACACGGCTCAGAACATCCTGATGGCCGAAGACATCTCAAAAACGCCAGGCCAAGATGATCGGTTCGCAGCCGTTGCGAACATCGCCAACACAACTACTTGGACACAGATTGATCAGGACTTTGTTCCGGTGGAGCCACCTTCCAGAGATGTGCCCTCCGTCGCTGACCGACTTGGCGAAATCGAGCGCCGGGTCTTTGATCAACGGGCCGAGCTGCAACGGCTCGAGGTCTTGGCCTGTCGGACACTCGGTTGCGAGGTCCGCGACGGATCTTATCTGTCCGATGTGGCTTTCGACTTTATCTACAACGGCGTTAGCTTCGAACGTACGAACCTTGCCTACGAGCAATGGCTTTCCGAAGCCGCCGAACGATCGTAATTGTTTTTGTTTTGACTCTCTTGTTTGCCGGGGAAAGCGAATGAGTTTCTGTGTATTTGATATTGAGACAGGGCCGCAACCGATTGAAACGTTGCGAGCGAACGCTAA